AGTTCATCCATATAAAAGTAATTTGGAACATGTCCTGCTAGATAGCTATGTAATTCTCCACCACCTTCCCAACCGTGTGTAAGTATTCTTTTTTTATAAACAGATATCTCTTCTCCGTCTTTATAAAACAACAAGCCGTTATATGGATAGCCGTCTAGTCCTCTTATGCTTGAACCAATACCAATTCCTATATTGAGTTCTTTGGCTCTCTGTGCAATTTTTTCAATAGAAGCTTCTACATGTTTTGTAATCAAACTATGGGGGCTGTATAACACAGGTGGTTGACAATATCCGCTAATTGCACACTCTGGAGTAAGCAACCAATCTGTATCTTTGTTATCCTCTAGTATATCTAATGTACATTCTAGATTTTCTAAAGCATCTCGGAACACTGGTTGTTGCACTGCTGTTAATTTTATTTTCATCTGAATCTCTTTTTATTGTGCATCATTTTAGCATAGCCGTCACGTTCTGTATTACAAATGGTATCTTGATTCATTATACTTGTATCTATCTCAATATTCATATGCCAATCATCTCTTTTGAAAGGAATGATTTGTGCTACAGGCTCACCAGCCTTGATTGTAAAACTATGCTCAAATATTTTTGCAGGCCAATTGTGCCACGGAACATCAATTACATCAGTATCTATAATTGCAGTCATTACTTCGAATCTATTGTCAAAATGATAATATGGTTTTTGAATTATACATGAATATCCAGGAGGAGTTTTTATCTGCCAGGGTACACTTATCACCATATAATCTTTTGGTTTTCCTACAGGGCATTGTGCAAAAGGATGACCTTCTTGTTCACTAAATTCTGACCAACCTTCTGGATAGTATCGTGCAAAGCCTTCTGTGCCTTCATCAAAGTTAGGTTGTGTATGTATGTCTTGGTCAACTGCATTAAACATAATGTAACCACTAGTCATTGCATCATATACTGGCATACATTTTTTGACGGTAGGAAAAGTTTGTTCATTGTCTAGATATGTATCTAGTTTAGAATACCATGATGGTTTAAAGTTGTTAGCTGGAACAGGTGGAAACTTTTGTGCCACTTCTTTACCACACGTAAACTTTATTTCAATCATCGCCACTCCGCAAATGTGTAACTCTTAACATCACTACTATCTATGTAGTCTGAATTATTAGAATGTTTTACCTTTCCTGAACCGTGTACTATATCTCCATCTCTGTATGAAAATGGTTTTTGGACTACAACGTCAATATATTCTCCATAGTTTGTACCTAGTGTTAAGAAAGTAATCCATCTACCTTTGTTACCTTTATAGCATCTACCATTGGCAATTACTCCTGCAAACTCAACACGATCCATCCATTGTTGTCGTACACCTAATCGTTTTGGAAATCCATGCCACCACCAACCACTCTTGGTAGGTATGTTTAGTCTATGTGCTTCGCACTGATATACCCATGAACGATAAGAACCTTGGCAATGTTTTAGATTAGCTTGCCAAAATTCTTTTGTGTTGTGTGCTTTTTGGTATGCTAATGCCCAGATTAATCTACCAAGATTCACAGCATGGGCTCGACATAATCCAAATCCTGACAAACTCTGTAGTGCCATCATTGCTTGATCTTTATTAGGATGGCCGCCCATACGTTCTATGAACTCTAATATTTTTTCATCATTCTTTTTAGCAAATGCTCGACGATACATATCGGCTTCGTACATGTCTACACCTATTATGTCTGATATGATATCAATAGCATCATCTTCAAATACAATGGCATCTTGTACTGCTTCTTGGCTCCAGTTTTGAAACATAGCCGCTTTTTGTCTTCCGCTCATTGCAACAGGACGTATCATGGCAGTAGCAAACACACAATCGTATACCGACTTTGGTTGCAAGGCTCTAAATAATCTTCGCATGGCTGGCGACTCTCCTTGCGTTACACCTAGTACATCTCCTCTACACAATAGTTCGCTTGTAGCTTCGTCACGTTCTGGATAGTGTCGTAATTGTGTTAGCTCATCAATTTCTAATAGTTGTGACAATCCTCTATTGGCTAGTACATCAACTTTCAAGTGTTCTAAGTCTTCTACTTCGTATTTGTCTAATAGTATTTGATTATCTTGTGATATCAAACTCTTAGGTAACTGTCTTGTAAACATAACTATACCTCCGCAGTGTTTTGATATAGCACGTTTCTTTCCTATAAGTTTTCTTTCTAATCGTTTTGCTTCTTTTGGATCAACACCCACTGATTCGTAAGTAAAATTTCTTGGTAAATTTCCTTTTGCACCCAAACGTTTAGCCGCTTCTTTCTTTGCACTCTTTTCTCTAAACATAACATAGTTAGATAGTCGTGCAGTCTTACCTGGCCACTTTTTAAATATTCTATTCATTACTTCACCTTGTCGCCAATGTTGAAAATCTATGTCAACATCTGGTAAGTCATCACGTAAAGGATTCATAAATCGTGCAACAGGTATGTTCCATTTGATAGGATCAACATCTGTTATACCTAATAGATAACATACAAGACTGCTACCTGCTGACCCACGAGTCATGTGTGTAAAGTCTTCAGTAATGTCAATTATATCGCATATTTGTAGAAAGTAATCAGTAAATCTTTGATTAAGGATAAGTTCAAATTCTTCTGCTAGCCTTATCTTGTATTGTTCTTGTTCTGGTATTGGTCTTTTAAATCGATCCAAGAGTAGTTGTATATTTTCTAAGTCTGTTTTCATAATAGCCTCCATTTGCCTACGTGCCTAAGCAAAGTATTTATATACTAATATAATGGGCTATTCTTCTTCTTGACCTAAATTGGCTAGGAATGATCTTAGTTTTGTGGAATCTGCTTCTGCTTTTATTTTACCTACAGAATCACCTATCTTAGGATCTACAGATTTTTCTGTTTCATCATCGCTTTGATCCATTGTCTTTCTTTTTAGACCTTCATAGATAGTTGACTTACGTTTATCAAATTCTTGATACTCATCATCGTCTGCAAGATCTCTAATACGTAAACTATCAACATCAAATTCTAAATCAACCTTACTACCTACACCACTTGAACTTCTAGTTTTCATAAGTTGTATCTGATATCTACCACGTTCACGCATAGCTCTGCTTGTGAATATACCAATCACATTATCAGCAGTTTGTATCTTACTCAAACCACCACTGATGTGCGAATGATCAAATTCAATTTCTTCAACACTTGCTCTGTTCAACTGCGATGCTGTAACAAACACACAGTTCAACTCCATAGCCAAGTTACGTAGTTCTTCAGATACAAACTTATCCTTGATAAACAAATTTTCAGCACTTACTCTTGCACCGTTAGGCATCATCAAATCAAGATAGTCAACTAATAGTACATCAACTTTTCTATTCATCTTGATTTCATATTCTTTCAAATAACTTCTAATATCATTTGGAGTCTTACCACTTGGCATATACTTGACTTGAAATGCACCTGCCTTCTTACCGATCATCTTGACTTTCATTTCAACATCGTCAACATCTTTGAATATATCTCTGCTTGGTATGTCAGTGACCATACTATCTATTCTCATACTGACCAAGTTCTCACTCAATTCAAATGTGAGATACAGTACATTCATACCTGCCATAGCCCAGTTGACACCTAAGTTTGCTAGGAACAAACTCTTACCTGCTCCTGAACCTCCTGCAAATATATTAAGCTCACCTCTATTGAATCCGCCAAACAGTTTCCTATCTAAACTTTCCCAACCAGTTTTAACCTGTCCGTTATTATCTTTGATTGCTAATAGTCTTGCTTTAGGATCTAACCAATAGTCAGTACCTAAGTCTTTTTGTAAACCTATCTGAACTGCGTTCTTAATTTTTTGTTCAACAGGACCATACTCACCTTTTTCAAGCAAGTCTGCACTTTGCAATATTGCTTTCTCTAAACTCTTGTGTCTTGTAAATGTTTCAAAGTCAGCTAACAACCAATCATAGTGACTTTCTTGTAATCCCGTTGGCACTTCTAAGTTTACCTGGCTTGCCGCATTTACCATTTCCTGTGTAGGCAAAACATTATGTTCACCAACATAGTCATAAAGAAACTGTGCCGCCTTCTGTAGCTTTCTATCAAATAAACTGCTGTCAAATATGCCTTGGCATCTTACAAAACTTTCT